TCGCGCTGCTCGATCATTTTGGTGAGAGTGGCAGACATTTTCTGTCCCCTTTCGTTTGGCCGTGTGGTGGCCCTCGTGTGTGTGTTTTCTTGAGCGCCCGCCCATCAGGCCGGATCCATGCAAGCCAGGCCGCAGCGCGGCGCGCAGGATCCATTCACGCGATGTTTCGGGAATGCCTGCGCGTGATTAGCGCAGGTACTGCAGATCCCGATCAGAGATCAGATCTGCAAGCTGTGAGCGCACCGCCGGCGCCTGGCCGCGGTACAGAGCGAGCGCGGCGCGCTGCTCGGATTCGGAGAGCTGAGCCAGCTCGGCGAGCGGCCCGTCGTCGTCAGGTGTGACCAGGCCCGAGCCGGCCGTGTGCGGCGATGCGCCGTAACCGACGATCGCGACGTCGCCGCGGTTGATATCGACGTCGGTAATCCGGTACGTCGACCAGTCCGGCGACCACTCGCCGGCGTTGATCCGAAACTTAAAGCTCATTTCGTCGATCAATCCGCTGCGCAGCTTCGGCTCGATATATTGCACGTCCTGATCCGTGGGATCGAGATCAGCCTCGACCAGCAGGCCGCTCGAGTCCTCGGAGAGCCGCAGCGAGCCGTTCGTCGTGCGCGCGATCCGCCTCAGATCCTGATGCTGCAGCACTAGCGGCACGTCGAGATCCGCGCGCAGCAGTGAGGAATTGAACGCGCCGGCCGCGACTTCCTCGGTATAGGGCCCGAACATGTCATACATGTCATAGCCGGTATTCGTGACCGAGGCATATCCGCGGAACTGCAGCAGCGAGCCGGGCCCGCCGGCTGCGCGCAGCTCGAGATCCCGGATGCGAACGGACACACGCGCCGCGCTGCCGGCTTCCTCACCCGACCGCCGGCTCGAGGGCCGATCGGCCGGCGCGCGGACCCCTGCGGCCCGCTCGACGGCTGCCCGTGCCAGTGGAGAGCCGGCCGCCATGTTGCGCCGGCCGTCCGCGAATCGTAGAACGTCCATTTATGCCCCCTCGGCAGTAGCAACGGCGCCGGGCGCGGCAGCTGCCGGCACGGTCCCGATGATGTTTTTGTTTTGTGCGATCTGCTCGGCCGTGAGCGGCGGCAGGTTGTCCTCGGCCCGCGCCTCGTCGACCGTGAGCTGTTTCGTCCCGATCTTCGACGCGATCACGTTTTGCCGTGTTTGCGGATCCATGCGCAGGATCGCGTCAGAGTCGAGCCGGATCCGGCGCGGATTCGGCAGCAGCCGCGAGAGTGCATCCTCGCGCCTGGCAACAGCCGGGCCGATGTTCATAATCAGCAGCTGCAGGTTCCGCTGTGACACGTTCGCGTAAGTGATCGACCCGGATTCCTGCGGCGCGTCGATCATGTCCGCCGGCACGCCCATAAACCGCGCGAGATCCGAGAGGGAATATTTCATTTCCTCGAGGAACGCCGATTCTGCCGCCTTGGCCTGAATGATCGAGTAATCCCAGTCCTGCCCGGTGACGAACGGCTCGCCGTTGCTCACCGATGCCATAAACTTTCGCTTCGCGATCGTGGCCTCGGCCGGATCCAAGGTGCGTTTGCTGTTCTTGAGGATCGCGCCCGGCACCGCGCCGTTGCTAAACCAATCCAAAGCGAACTGCTGAGCGGACAAATACCCGCCGATTGAGGCCGCGGCGTAAGCGATCGGCGAGAGCCCCACCGGCGAGCCGCTGATCGTGTACTGCCGTTCGTGCCAGATCTCCCACGGCTGATAGATCGCCGTCCCGATCTTGTAATGATCGAGGCGCCGGTTTCGCACGGCGACCGTGACCTGATCGGCCGGCGCCGGCTGAATCTGCGCCGGCAGGCCGAGCCCGTCGCGGGCCGTGATGATCCCGAAACTGTTCCCCGAGGAATCGAGATCGACCTGCGTCTGATACATCCATTCGCTGATCCCGATCGGCTGCGCCTGGCCGTCGTCGTGATAGGCCGGAATGACCAGCACCGGCGGCGTCGGCACCGCGACCTCGAGCCCGTCGCTCATCGTCCGGTAAACCTCGAGCGGCATCGACGAAATCAGATCGGCGCGCAACCGCGTTGCAGCCCACACGGCCGAATGCGTGCGCGAGCTGTTCGTCGTCACGTCTACCGAGCCGTTACGCTTCGGCGAGCGCATCGGCAGGCCCTGCCAGATCAGTTCCGAGGTATCCCGGCGTAGCAGGCTCACGCGATCCCGCCCTGCTGCAGCTGCTCGCGCCGCTTAGCAGCTGCGCGCGCGCGGTAGTCGATCAGCGCCGAGCAGCCGAGCAGGCCGGCGCCGAGCACCAGCACGCCGGCCGGCGCCCAAAACAGGAACGCGGCGAGCGCCAGGCCGGCCACTACCGCGAGCAGCCCGAGCAGATCAAGCGCCGTCGTAACATCGGAGAGCTTCACGCGGGCCCCTTTCGTGTAGGTCAGGCGAGCGAGTCGCCGACGTTGTAGGTTGACGGCCGGAACCGCGCGAACGCCCAGCGAGCAATTACTGCGGCGTAGAGCGGCGAGATATCCGCCAGAGATTTACCGCGCGAAAATATCCACGCGTCGCCGCCGCTTATGCGCAGCTTGGCCGCCGATTTCATCGCGTCAGTCAGCAGCTGATCATCGAGGAACCGCAGCCGGCTGTAGAGCGCGTCATCAGCGAGACCGCCGCAGGCCTCGACCCGTTCGCGGCTGTTCATGCGGACGACCTCGAATCCCTCGTCCTCGAGATCCTGCGCGAGCGACGACGCGGCGCCCGTAGCGTCGAGCGCCACACGATCGCCGCCGTGTTCCTCGCGCAGCTGCCGCAGCCGCTCGACGGCGTGCTCGGTGCCGTCCTGCCGCTCGATTACTTCGAGGAAACAGCGCCGGCGCGGATCCGTGGATTCGGCCGCGAGCCCGATCGACGTCCATTCCCGATCAGGGGAGACGTCGACGGACCATATCGGCGTGCCGAGCCAGAGCCCGGCCGGATCCTTGGGATCGGCGTAGTTCGATTCCCAGGCCTCGAGCGAGATCGGCGGATCCGGCGCCTTGGCTTTCGGCCACCAGCCCAAATAGGCGCGCTCGAACTCGTCGGCGTCCATGTTGGTTCGCTCGTCGATGATGTCCTCGAGCCGGATCGTGTGCCCGAGTGCCGGGTGACAGAGATACGTCGCGGGATCGTCGGGATCGAGATCGGGATCGGCCGAGTATTCGATATAGCACGTGCGCGACTCCTGGCCCGACTGGACCAGGGCCCGGCCTAGCTCAAGCTTGCTGCGCAGGTAGTGCGATTCGAACTCGCCGGCCGCACTCGTGATCCACTTTTGAGCGCCCTTGACTGTGATCATCGTCGGCGAGACGTTGGCATCGATCCGCGCGTCGCGGTGCGCGAACGCTTCATCGATATGCGCCTCGTCGAGCGTGTCGCCGTGCCCCGACGTCTTGGATACGGCGTCGATCGTGAGCTGCGAACCGTTGCGCCAGCGCACCATTTCAGAGCCGGCCGCCCATCGCGGTTTAGCCAGGCTTTGGGAGATCATCGGATGCGGCGACCTGCTCAGCGGTTCGTAAATCGACTCGCGCAGCCGCTTGAGCGCCTTGTTTCGGTCCTGCGCGGTATAGAGCATTTTCGCGTAGGGATGCGAGAGCGCCCGATGCGCGAGCTTGCCGCGCGAGAGCGTCGTCTTGCCGGCCTGCCGCAGCACGATAATAATCACGGTTCGATACCAGTAGAGGCCCGTCGCCGGATCGATCTCACACGCGACGTCGAGCGCCTGCCGCTGCCAGGGCATCGGCGGTTCGCCCATCATCGCGAATACCTTGGCGACCTGGCCGCCGAGCGTGGCCCGGCTCGGGTTTCGCTGCGTCGCGAACCGCGGCGCCGGATCGAATGTCATTCGGGCGCCCCGAGCTTGGCAGCCTCGGCGTCCCAATCGGCCGTAAACGCGCCGGCGGCAGCGTCGCCCTTATTGAGCCGGTCTAGCACGTTGAGGAACCGCGACTGAATCCCCGAGGCGAGATCGAACCGCTCGATCCTCGGGATCTGATCTAGTACGCGTGCGTTATAACGTGCCAGCGCGTCTAGCGTCTGTTTCCAGGGAGGTTCGCCCGTGAGCTTGTCCAGCTCGGCGACGACGATCAGCTCGAGCGCGCCCGGCTCGGCTTCCCAGTCGATCGCGGCCGATGATGTTTCGATCTCGGGCCGGGCCGTGATCCCGGCCGGCGGGATCACGCCGGCATCGCGCAGCCGCTTGCGTTCCCGATAATCGGCCGCCGTTTTCGCGTGCGCTTGCCGGCACGTTTCACAGCGGCAGCCGTTGCGGTATCCGGTATTGCCATGCTTGATCGGCTTCGCCATTTATCGACCCCCGATCAATCTCAATTTCGCGCGAAAAACGCCTAGATCTAGCGGCCTGTGGAGC